GAAACGCAATCAAATACGGCAAAGTAAAGCAAGCCTACCAGACCTCAATAACAAACAAGACATGGGCGAACGGCTACGAGCATACGTTAGAGGCTGTTAAATACGACCAGTACGGCGTTGTGAATTCTGCAAAGGCAAAGGAATGCGCCAGAACCATGAGGGAGCTTGAGGAAACCAACGCCATCTATTGGATTGACAACATGTTTGCAACCAACCTCGCCGACGGTGTCCCGATGTGTTCAAACAGCAAGCCTCTCGTGGATGTTGTCGGAACCTATAACGACTCTCTTGCAACCGCTTCATCTTTGGGCGATCCTGATAACCACAAAACCATGATCATGATGTTCGCAGACTTCAAAAACCATCAGGGCGGGAAAATGAAGAGGACACCTACAAAGGGCCTGTCTCATTTCAAAAACATGATGACCATTGAGGAAATCTACAACTCGACCTTAAAGGCCGGTGAAATGTCGAACACCAAAAACGTTCTCCCGAAGATCAAATGGGATTATTCGACTTACATGTCGGATGATAACGCGTGGGTAATGTACGACGGAGCCTTTGAGTACATCCTGTTCCAGTGGTTCATGAAGACCGAATTTGACCAGGATCAGGACAAGATCGGCACAAAGAATATGTACCTGAATGCGATAGCAATGTACCAGACCGGATGCTTACCTACCGCCGGATGGGTTGGGAACGCAGGAGCCTAATCATCAGGGGGCTTGAAAACCCCCTTTCGCTTTTGAAAGGAGTGGATTAAATGTCGGGCAAATATACATTAGCCAACGGGGCCGGTTTGTATGTGCAAAACGGTTCTACTGAGTTTCAAATCGCTACATCGACGGGTGACATCATAGGCGGAGGGTTTTTCTACGGGAACAGTACAGGTAATCCTTTGGCGACTTCAACCGGGTTAGGATACAGTAACGGGATTCCTCAGAATTATTTTGAGGACGGTTCAACCGCCGTCAATTTAAAGGCTTACGGGATTTCTTTCCTCACAGTCTCAACGGCGGCGGGAACAATGAAGAAGTATACCCTCGATGCGCCGATTAAAGGTGCGGTCAAAGAATTGGTGCTTCAATCGACTACCGCCCCCATGGGATCTTCAGACGCGACTCAGGTTGGGACTGGAAGCTCTGGCATTGACATAATTTCCTTCAACACAACCGTTGTCGCAATCGACCTCAGAAACATTGCTATGCAATCCCCGTACACCTATGCAAAATTGTTAGGCGTGTCCACAAGCAGGTGGGCGCTTACCAATTTCCAATCAGCTTCAACGAACGTAACTTACAAGGGGCTTGCGGGACTTTCATCCGGATTATCAACCGGTATTGCTTCAACTTAACGGGGTCTCTGACCCCTTTTCTTTTTTTGGAGGTGCAATATGTTTACCAAAACTGTATTTAGGCCGATTAAAGCCATTATCCCCGAAAACGTGGCTTCTACTTCCGCCGGTGCGGTGGATACCGTTTCATCTACGGATTACGGACTTAATTTCGATATAACCTTAAATTGCTCAACGGGTGTAGTTTATATTAATTCCCTAACAGCCGCCACAACTACAAACGGGTTCAGGCTTGAAGAGGGAGAGGCAATTGATCTTCGCGTCTCAAGTTCTTTAAGCATCATCGGGAACAGCACTACGGCGGCATATCAAGCGATTGTGTGGGAAGTATAAACTATGAAAAGGTTGACGAGCAATGCGTTTAAGAAATTAGTGGGGCGGTATTTCGGGACGTCAATAAAGTGGTTTAAAAACCTGGTTAGCAACGGCAATTTCGCCAATGGTACAACCGGATGGTCTGCAAGCGGATACGGTATTAACGCCGCAAATAATGAAATAACCGGAACTGGACTAGGCACAGGCGCTTCGCCTAATATTACGGGAGGAAATTCAGGAAACACAATACCATCAGGGAATAAGGTTTATGTGTCCGCATATATAAATCCTCCTGAAGGTTGCACGTCAATAAATCTAAATTTTAGAGACTCAACTATAAATTTTACATTGACTGCGCAAACTCTTTCCAGCCCTGTAGCCGGAGCGTATGTACTTTTAAGTGGAATAGTTACTTTACTTCAAACATCTACTTACCCGAGAATGCAAATTGTTACGTACTTCCCCGATGCCGCCACATCAAACGGCAAAATTGTTAAAGCCAAGCAAATTATACATTATGATGTGACAAATTTCCCCGCCGCTGAGCAGACAACGGCATGGTGTGATGCCAATATAGCGCCGTATATAGTTTACTAGGAGGGTGATAATGAGTACGCCAAGAGAAGAACTGGCAAAATACGTTGATCAAACGCAAATAAGTTCATTTTTTATAGATAAAGTGGGCCAAATATGGGTATCGGCTTACGGGGCCGCGGGTAACGGCGCGACAGACGACACGGTTTCCGTACAAGCCGCGGTTGATGCCGCTATAGCCGCAGGAGTATCAGAAGTTAATTTCGCAGGCGGGAAGACTTATGTTATAACTTCCCTTACCAATACTACAGGCATAACCTTTTTAGGCAATAACGTCACCATAACAGGCGGGTCAACCATTACCGTAGACAATTTTGCTTCACATTTTGCAGATAATATATCTCATGTCCAAAAAACCGCGCTAACATTTTACGTCGATCCTGTTAACGGAGATGATGCGAATAGCGGTCTTACGACCAGCGCTAAAAAGCAAACGAGACAATCGGTTATTGACTCAATCCCTATCATTTTTATTGCCGATGTGACTATCGATTTAGTTGCGGGTACATATACGGATCAAGTTATTATAGACAAAAGCATATCTGCAAAACAAATTATTTTTTCCGGTAAAAATGATGGCGTAGGAAATCCTACGGTTATTTGTGACGGTGAAAATACCAGAGCATATGATACTTATGCGGAATATTATAAGCGCATAAAATTTATAGACGTAAAAATGCAGAACTATACGGATTTCGGGGCAGAAGTAGCATTCTTCTCAAATATTGAAACCAATAATCTATGCGTTGATAACTGCACAAATTACGGGGTTAAGATATGGGATAAATGCTACGGTAATATTTTGGGGGGTACTATTGAAAATTGTGATTCGGCGGGAATCGTAGTTTATGGCAATTCGATTTACACGATTACGTCTTCGGTTATTCAAACGTGTATAAACGATGGCATATATGTCGCCAATTCTTCAAATGGGCATGTTGACGGCTGTACGATAGACCAATGTACTAATTATGGCATACATGCAGTAAGCAACAGTTATGCGCAAGTTGGTATTGCGGCAACTCTTCAGACCTTAATCAACCGTTGCGGCGGAGGTGTTAATTCTGATTTTAATTCAATCATATATACGGAAAATGTAGCTTATGGAACCGGAGGAGATGCAAATACCACGAATATCATAAGACAAAACGGGGGGCGCGTTAGTACTCCCACCAGTGTAAATGGCATGTCTCAAGTAATTGCGGCAACCCATACGACAGCCGATCCTGCCGGAGTAACAACGATTACATTTACGCAAATAGAATATGTTGCAGGGGTCATACTTTTAGCGGACGTTGATGCACAAGCAGGTCAAATGTCTTGGGGTATGGTCGGGCAAACTACGGAACAGTCAATCGCTGATACCGAGGCAAGAACCGCAGGAACATACGGCAATACAACGAGCGCAATTTATCTCGCTGAAGCAGCAAGCGCGGCCTATTCCGCAACTGCAGCATTGGTTGGGAATGTTTTAACTTTAACTTTTACAAATACTAGTAGTTATCCTACGGGCAGAACGATACGGATTAAGGCCATGGCAATAGCTTATTGATTGTCCCCCATATATTGACATTATCGCTGCATAAATGATAGCATAAAAATATATGGGGAGGTATTTTTTATGAAAAAGGCTATATCTTTTCTTTTGGTTATATTAATTTTCTGCAATACCGGTCTTTCTTCGGGTGTTAATTATATGTCTGACAGTATGACAGATAAACTTATATTGCACAGCGAGATTATTGACAATAAAATTTATGTGCCTATTCAAGAACTAGCGACCTTTTTTAACGCTACCATTAATACTATCAATAACGCTACAACGGTTAAATATGGTGATTATTATTCTACGTTTGAGATTGATAAACCTACGCTGAAATTAAATTACAATACCCTAACATTGAGCGAATCGCCAAAGATGATTAATGATAACATTTATATACCCTTACAGTACATTATTGAGATTTTTGGCGTTGAACCGGAATACGATATGATGAAAAACCAAATCTATGTTACCCAGACGCATCTTAAAATAAATGATAAAGTTTTGATTGATGGTTATGAAATCTATCAATTTCCGTATAACATAAAGGTAGATTCTAATTATTCTGTAGGTTCATTATTGGCTGATCATATTGGTTATCCCCTAGAAATGATTAAAACTTTAGATCAAAAGTATGTAATTAAAGATACCTATAAAAAAAGTGAGATATCTTATTATTATTGGCTGGTTGATTTACACAACATCTGTCTATATGCCACCACTTATAACAAAATCGACGAGGTAAAGCCGCAGATAGAACACATGGCAGATTACATTAATCAATTCATCATAGAGCGCAATGGGAGCTATTATGTTGAATACCCGTTTGAAAATATTATTTATAACCAAGATCACAAAGAAGGCTATGTCAGTGCCTTTGGGAACGCTATGATTATGTGGGGATTTGTAAGAGCATACGAAACCACGGGACTGTTAAAATATAAGATGAAAGCGGATAAATTGGCTAAATCCTTTTTGGATATACGCGATCATAAAAACCAGACCGAGCCGTGGGTATCCTTTGTTGATGATAATCAATTTTTATGGTTCGAGGAAGCTCCCTATAATACGGAACCGCAAACAAGGATTTTAAACGGGGATATTACTTGTATAGAGGCATTATATACTTATTATTTGTGCAATCCGAAACCTGAAATTTTAGAGTTAATAAAGGCCGCTATTACCACCATACAATGCAACATCGAAAGATATAGAATCCCTAATAAAATTCACGCTTACGGTTTATATGATTTATCGTCTCCGGACTACGGACAATACCGAAACCTCAACCAGTTAGAGAATTTATATAACTTAACAGGTGAACAGTATTTTCTATTTATGAGAAGCAATTTCGACAATGATTACCGAAGAAGCGGGGAAGATTTACAATAATACTGAATAAATACTTGACGAAACGGCACTTGCAACGGTGCCGTTTATTTTTTGCTATTATGGGTTCAAGGTGATTGTATGGAAACGATAGGACAGGTTAAAACATACATAAATGAATTGCTCCCAAACGGAGTAAGCAGCACAACGATTGTGACGCTGATAAATAACGAATTGAGAAAGAATTGGGATTACCTTACCTCGACCGCTTTATATTCTTTTAACACATCGTCCGGAGTTAGTGTGTACTCTTTACCAACGGACGTCACAATAGGCATGGTATCCGGGCTTCAGATAGCCAATACGACAGGTTCCACCTACTACCAAAAATACGAATTTTCAGGGTTTGACAATGACCTCACTGGATTCAAGTATTATGACATGTTCGGAGAAATAGGGGTATACCCGATTCCCGACAATACTTATTCAGCTTTGTTAAGGCATCAGGAATACCCGACACTGTTCAATTCGACCGACGTTTCCGTTCAATTTAACGTTGATCAGGATTGGGTTGACTATATCAAATTTAAAGTCATGGCAAGAATCGCAAAAGCCGGGAACGCTCCGGACGTTGATCTTGCGAACGGGTACGAGTCCGACGCAAAAGAACTCTGGCGCAGGATAAAAATGAAAAGCTCAAAGGAGAAGGTAAAAGTAAACAACAACCGCTGGTCATATAAGGATTGGTGAACATGTGGAACGTAAGATATAAAAGCAAACAGGTTATCTCTCAATTCGGGCAGGGGGTAAATACGTTCCTGCCTGCTTTTGAAATCGGCGAAAGTGAGTTGGCTGACGCTTCAAACGTTTGTTCGGATAATTCTCCCGCTATCGAAACGAGAAACGACAGAAGTGTTTTAACGTTATCTTTATCGTCTAACCAAAACGCTTTAGGGCAAAGAGATAATTCATATCTTCACGTTCTTGACGGTCCCGAATGGAAATGCGCCTTACCAACCTCGACCGCGTGGACGACTCTCAGCACGTCCATCACCAACGGGAAGGGTTGTTTTAACGAGTTTAATACCGAAGTAGCCAGATATACCATTTTAGCAACCACGGGCCAGCCTTACGCCTATGACGGGACTACAACCTTGGTTAGTTTGACTTCGGACGCCCCAAAGTCTAATTTGTATACAGTTCATTCTTACAGAATGTATGCGATAGGCGAGGATGGAAGAACAATAAAGCATTCTGCCTTAGGAAGTATTACCGATTGGGTTACGGCTCTTGACGCGGGAAGCATTCAATTGACAAACGCAAAAGGAGGCGCGTCCGCAATAACAACCTTTGCAAATCATGTCATAGTTTGGACGGATAACTCCATGCATGAATTGTACGGATTTGAGCCGAACGATTACGAACTGATTGATATTTCAAACGACATAGGATGCGTCAATAGACTGTCTGTCCAAGAGGTAAAAGGAAAACTCTACTGGCTGGATTATTCAGGGATTTATCAGTATACCGGAGGACAACCCACTAAAATATCTCAAAAGGCTCAGAAATGGATTGATGGGATAAATTGGACTTACAAAAATTTAATCTCCATGGGATCTCACGGAAGCAAACTTTACATAGGGATTCCCTATCAATCCACGTCAATAAATAAAATCATCGTATTTGACACCGAAAAAAACACATGGTTCGCGGATGACGGAAGCTTTGTGAACTTCATGAATGTTTCAGATACTTTATACGGTCAGAATTCAGACGGTAGAATATGGGACATGGAAAGCACGGGAGTAACAGGAAGCGATAACTCCACCGCTATTCCATGGAGTTTTGAAACAAAAGCCTTCCAGGACGGGTCTATTCAAGGCAATAAGACTTTGCACGATTTATGGTTGGTTTATAAGGGGTCAACCAATGCGACTCTGGACATAGGCTACACAACCTCATTAGACAGCATAACATTTACCGACCTAGTTTCCTCAACCGATTTGACCTTTGACGGAAACGGGCAGAAGTACAATAAGATGGTTCCTTTATCAGCCTTGCAGAATGTAGATTGGTATAGGTTAAAATTTGAAGGAATAGGGCATGTGAGGGTCAACTATCTTCAGAAGAACCTCAGAATCAAGGGAGGGACGTATTAATGAGTCAATATGATACCGCTCAATACTCCTTTAGTGAAGATGGCTTTCAGAGATTAAGGAAAGACCTTGATTA